TGCTGTTTGGCCATCTGCATCTCGGGGCTGTCGTCCGAACCATCGCCCAGCACTTTCGGGTCGATGACGCGAGCAAACCGCTCGGCCATCTCCTGCGCGCCTGGCCAGTCCATGTTTTTGATGAACAGGTCGCCAGCCACCTGCCAGAGCTGCGGGTTGGACTGCAGGATCATGCCCATCGCATCCAATGCCTCCTGACGCTTAGTCATGTAGGACGGGCCGGTGGTCACCACGACGTCGTACTTACCGACGCCGGGGTTGTAAATTTTGTCGATCTCGACGTTGTTCTGATCCACAATCTTTTTGACCGGCATCGGCTGGGTCGGATCGAGCTTGACCATGTCAGTGTCGCCATCCACACCAATGATGCGGGCGACCCGCTGGGTATCGTAAATCTTGGGGATCAAGTCAACAATCTGACGGGTGACATGCCGGATAGCCCGTGCCAGATTGTCCACGTAATGATAAGTGCCAGTGTCAGACTGACGCTCGCGCGCCATAATTGCCTTGCCCGAACGCTCATTGGATGTCGCTCCCAGACTGGTGTCGTACTGCCCTGTGGTCGACTTGATGTCGTCCGACGCGCCCATCTTGGCCTGAATCAGGCCAGTCTGCGGCAGCGGTGGGGCAGCACGTTGCGGCAGCGGCAGGACAGCGCCCGAGCCGTCGGTGACATCCGGGTTGACCTCCAGATACGGCCAGTTCTGCGTGTTGGCCGTCTTCCACTGCGTCTCGTAGCCTTCGAACTGGCCACCATAGCCAATGAACGGCGCTTTGGGCGCCAGAGCCAGCATCTCGGCCTCTTGGCTCGTCCAGTAGTTGTACATGCGCTGGGCGTCCTTGGCGTTTCTCACCAGACCCGACACGTACAGCTTGCCGTCGACTTCAAACTCGTTACCAATGACACGCACGACCGGAATCCACTTGCCGATCCAGTCGCGCTCCTCCAGCATCTCGTAGCCGTTGGTCTTGCACCACTTGACCCGCTTGGCGTGTACCTGACGCGTGCGCAGCGGCTTGATGCCCATCTGCTTCATCTGTTTGGCCTCGGGCGAGCCTTCAAAAGCGGTCATGTTGCCGGGGTATAGGTTCAGCGTCGCGTTGTCGTAGTCAACGTAGTAATACTCGGCGATGCGCACTGTATCCTGATTGATCCAGACCGAGATCGATTGGTCGCCCACACCTTGGGCCTGCAGGCTTGATATGGGGCTTGCGTCCGGGAACATGCGCTCGTACTCGGCGCGCTGCAGGTCTTCGGTAATGAAGCACCACTTGGCATCCGCACCACACGGGTCTTGAATGGTGGGATCCATGTAGACCGAAAACGAGTTGCGCACTCGCGCGATCTTGATGTCTTGGTCGAACGTGTCGTCGTCGCAGTATTCCGTCAGGATGCGGATGTAACCTTCGCCGTAGGCAACCTGGTTTTCGCAGGCGGTGTCGTAGGCGACGTCGGCATCCGAGATGTACTCGATGTGCCGCACCATGCCGTTGTAGATCTCGGCGACTTCCGGGTCGGCGTTGTCGTCAGCAGGAATAACTTTGCCGCTTGGACGGTTTTGTCTTTGGTCATTGGTGACTTGGCGGACGTGCTGCGGCAGCTTGTTGATCGTCAGGGTAGGCCGCGCGTTGATCGTCTGGCCTTGCACTGCACCACGGGTCGCCAGAACGTCTGCGGGCCACTGCCAGTGGTTGTCGGGCGAGCCTGCATAAAAGCGCAGGTCGTCCAGTTCATCTTCCCGGCTTTCAGACAGTGCAGAAATGGCCATCTGCATGCGTTTTCGCATGGTCGACAGCACATCTTGAGTGCTTGTGCTGATGTCGTCCGGCGGCGGATTACCGCCCACATCGGCGACTTTTGCTGCCTTATTTATGCCGGTATAGTCCATTTATTTCGTCTTCGGTTGCGGGCGCGCGGCGTAATCGCGCAAATCCTGCTCCATAATTTGGTGCAGACGCTGTTCAGCAGCCAATGCTTCTTTAACTGTTGGATAAGTCGGGAATTTTATGCCGGATTTTATGGCAAAACGCATGGCTTGGGGAATATCTCTGACCTGCCCGTGCCAGTAGGTCGGCAAAATCATGTGGCCGTCATCGGCGCCTACAACCGACCCTTTGAACGTCGTTACCGACCCATCCGGGTTCTTCATCCCCCGGCCTTGCCACAAGTTAGACCTGTGGTAGTCAATAACCGCTTGTTCTTCGGGCGAGAGATCCATTTATTTCATCTTTTTCGCTGGTTTTGCCGCTGCGCGCTTGGTTGCGTACGCGATGGCCACGGCCTGTTTGACCGGTTTGCCAGATTTTACCTCGGCGCGAATGTTTTGCTTGAACGCTTTTTCCGATTTTGACTTAATCAGCGGCATTTACTTCCCCTTTTTGGCCGTTTTTGCTGACTGTTTGAAGTCTTTGTTGGTTGGCGCGCCCGGCGAGCCGGGTTTGCGCATCTTTTCGCCCGATCCGGCCTTGATGCGCTCGCGTTTTGCGTGAATGTTTGCGTAGAGTCCTGGTTTGGTGGCCATAATTAGCACTTCCATCGTCTAAGTGAGGCTTTCGCCCGTTCAGCGTCGCCTTTAGCGTTCTTGACGACCCCTTCCATGCGGGCGCAGAACGACTTTTTGCGCCCTTCATCCGCTTTCGTCTTCGGGCTGGGTGCTGGTGCCTTCAGGTTCGAGCCGGTTGCAGCGTTATACTTCGCCCGCCCCTTGGCGGTTAGCCCCGCGCCTTTGCTGGCCGGCAGCTTCTCGCCCCGGCCCACGCTTAACGACACACTTTTCTTCGTTGCCATCACGCCCCCATCCAGCCAGTTGCGGCTGCTACGCGCGGTGAGTACCCCTCACTGCGCCTTGTCGCGCGCTCGTACCCCGACTCACGGCTGGCCACCGGGAACGCGAACGTCACCGCCAGCGCGTCAGCTGCGTCCGGCGACGCGAGCCCCCGCGACTTCATCTCTTTCTTGCCTTCCAGATAGATCGTCCCCGACGAGTCGGGCTTTTTCATCGGGCCAGTCAGGTCGGCCTTTAGCTGCCGGTCGTTGGGGATGCTGGCGGTCTTCAGCCAGTCCTTCATCGCGCCCCACATCTCAGCGCGTTTGTTGCCCCACATGACGGGCTTGCTCGACTTCCATCCGAAGTTCACTCCCCGCACCTTGTAACGCTGTTCTTTTAGCCTGTCAAGTACCCCGTAGCCCAGACCGCCCTCGTCGATCACGGTCAGTGCCGGGCGGTACTCTTCGATCGCGTCAATCACCCGGCCAACGGTCGTCATGGTGTCCTCGCCGTGGTACCGCTTGATCGCTATCAGGTCGCGTCCTTGTCTGACGACGATGACGGTTGCGTCCGCGCCGCCGCGAGCTGGGTCAACGCCGATAACAACTGGCGCCGTCTCGTCCTTGTAGCGTGGCCGACCGGCGGCATCGTCGACAGCAGACGCACCAATAAACTGATCTTCGCCAGCCGATGGGAATTCACCGTAGACCTCAACCCGAGCCTGTGGCGAATCCTCGCCATATTCCGCAATGATCTGCTCATATATCTGCTTGTCCGTGTCCTCGACCGTGCGCGAGTCGATGTTCTCCGTGTGCCAGAACGCCCGCTTGGCGTTGAAGCACTCATAAAAGTACCCTGAGTTACGCCGGGGGTTAGAGAACGCAAACCAGTACCGGTCAAGGATCGGTTCGGTGAAGAAGCCCGCACCGACCGACCAGATGGCGTCCGGGATACCGCTGGCCTCATCAAAGATCAGCATCATGCCGTCGTGGTTGTGCACACCCGCGTAGCTGTCGGGGTTCTCTTCCGACCAGAGCTTGCCTTCTGCCGCCCAGTAGCGCGTACCTTTCTTCAGGTCGCGCTCAACCAACTCCGTGATCCATTTGGCGGGCACCAGCTTGGTCGCGCTGATCTCCCACCAGTGGCTGTTGATGACCATCGCCTGCCACTTGGTCAGCTCACCCCATGTCACGGATCTGAGCTGCGCTTCCGAGTTGGCGCTGACGATCACTGAGCTGCCGATGCGGGTGGACAGCATCCACAAGACAAGCCAGCTGACCAGCGCGGACTTACCGATGCCTCGACCGGACGCGACCGCAGTGCGCAGCGCGTCCATGTCCAGCTGCCCCCGGTTGTTCTTGATGTGCGTCGCAATCCGACGCAGGATCTTGCGCTGCCAGGTGCGCGGGCCTTTGAACTTGGCCAGCGGTGTATTTTGTTGCCCCCACGGAAACGCAAACAACACGAACGCCTCGGGGTCGTCCGCGATCGTCGGCGCCCACAGGCGGCTCATCAGTAACTGCTCGCCCTCGGCGTCATAGATCGGCTGTTGCGCCATTCGTCACTTTGGTGGGTAGATGTTGGGGTTGCTGCTCGGTGATCAGACCATCGATAACGCGCTCTTGTGCCTGCTGCAGCGCCTGCGTGATGCTGATCTTGTTGGTGATGTCGACACTGATCTCCTGACGCGCTGTCCAGCCGTGGCTGTGCTGCAGGATTGCGAGCGCGGCCTTGCTGTCGCCTGCCCGGGCAGCCTCGCGCAGGTGGCTGCTTGCCTCCATTTCGCTATCCGCACGGCCTTTCATCACGGCCATCTCGGCTGCCGGGTCAAGCTCGCACAGCTGCCTGAACTCGGTGGGCAGCATACCAGCCGCCAACGCCAGCGAGTCGCCCTTTAAGCCCAGAGCCGCTGCATCATAGATCGCCTGAAGACGCGCCTCAGTCGCCTCTACCTTGCGCGGTGCGAACGGGATGGATTTGAACATGCTCGGATATTAGCAAATTATGTTTTGCTGTGTGCGTTTAGATTTAAAAAATAAAAAATTTTGTGCAGACCCTCCGTGACCGCGACCGGTCGGCCGCCGGCCCCCCACCCCCCCGGCCTCGAGTTAGTAAGCACTTACTAACATGTAAGTAAGTACTTACTAACCGTCTGGTGAGTGAGTGCTTACTAACTTAAGCGGCCGTGCTTGCATACATGTTAATTGTCATTATGTTACGCACGTCATGCACGTCATCTTTTTGGCGTTTTGCTTTTGCGTTTTGCGTTTGCGTGAAACATGTTTCACGGGCCCTTTTTTGCGCGGCCGGTCAACCTGGAAAGTGTTAGCAAAAGGGAATCAAAACTGTGGATAACTTTTGTTGTTGTCAAAATAGTATGCACGTCATGCACGTCATGAACGTCATGGGTTTGAAGTCGCGCCAGCGTTTGTGCATGCGCGGCCTACAATACAGACTGTATCCTATAGGATACACATTTTGAAAATTTTAAAGTCTGACAAATAACTGCCACAATTGCCTACAAATAGCCAAAAGCCGCAGCCAGTCTGGTTTTGAGCGCACGTCATTTCACCCGTTTTTCATGACGTGCACAATGACGTGAATGACGTGCAAAACTTATCAGATAAGCAGCGAAAATAAATGCAAAATAATGTTTGACACTGTAAAGAATTGTTGTATACTTTGCTTGTAGCAAACGAATCTTTTACAGCCCAACTGCCTATTTTTTAAGCAACCGGAGAAAATCATGAGTTTGATCAGCGAAAAGTTATACCAGCAAGCCGCGAAAAAAGCCGCTGCCGCGAAGAAAAACGCGACGCATGTGGTTGACGGTAAAAAATACAATCTGGAGTTCGACGCACGCGGATGGTTCTATTGCGTCACTGATGAAAACGGCGAATGGATCGTTAACATCAATTCGAAACAAGCCGCCGAAGCAAAACGATTCTTAACAAAATGGCTTACCAACTAACCCGGAGAACTGACCATGAAAAATTACGGCTTCGAAATACTCTCCGCGCTCTATTGCGCAATCATGCTGGCGACAGCAATCCTGATGATGGCGGTTTGATATGAAGCCCACACTCGCAGAAATAATCGGCGCGCTGTTCGGATTCGCGTCACTCGCCGTCTTTGTCTTTATGTGCCTTGCTTATTAACTAACTGAAGGGAACCGACCATGAACTACGAAAACCGCTTTGTGCAATATCTAGGGCACCGCTATTCACACAATGAGCTTGCCGATATGGCGAATCATGGCGCGAATACCGGCCATTCTGGCCTGATATGGACTAAAGATTTAATAAACTTATTCGACGAATATGGCGCTGAACTGTTCGAAATTATGGCGGATTATGCTGATGACGTTGGCGGTGAAGCTTTGCCCGATTATGTGCGAAAGAATGGCAATTCGTACGATGGGTTTATCGGCGCCGTTGTCTATTTTTGCGCCGAATATGTTGCGTATCAATTAACCGGCGGCGAATATCAGCGCAACGAAGAAACAGAGGACGCATGACCCAGTACGGCTGGCTGGATGACTTCGGCGCTGTCTGCTGCTGGCGAGACTATCCGCCAGCGGCCGGCCGGGCCTACATCACGCGCAAAGTACCGCGCAAACGGGCGCAAGTGCCCACAATCGAAACCCACGGGGAGGCTTTATGGTAACGAACTTTTACGATCGCCCAATGGCCGCGCACGGCCTGACAAGTTATCGCCTGCGCGGCCGTTACGGCTGGATCATGATTGGCGCGCGCGATCATGCGGATGCTATGCGTGAAGCGGCGCGCAGTACGCAAGAACCGAAGCCGGAAAACTTGCAGGTATGGGACGGCCTGCAATACGTCAATGCTTATTAATGGAGAATCGATCAATGGCAAAGCTCAAAACCGCGATCCTGCGCGCGCAGGAAACCGCCGATATTATCGGCGCAAATGAATCGCTACTCTGGCAAGCACGCGCCGTGCTCGCTGACGCAAAACCCGAAAGCGCTGAAAGAGCGCTGCATTTGATCAATACTTACCTTCTGGAGACTGAATTATGCAAACGCTGAAAGTTGACGGTACGACGTACTCGCTGAAATTCGACAAAGACCCGATTCAGTGGGCCAAATTGGCGCGCAAAGCATGGAAACCGGCTAAGTTTAAAGACCTGCGCAAATTTCCAACATGGACACCGAACATGTCGACGGCGCGTTATGTGGCGTTGTTTGATTCGATGAATTGTCTGCAAGCGCTGGAGTATTTCCCGCGCTTAAACGTCGAAAGCACTGCGCAGTACGACTCGACAATGCCATTACTGGAGGATCTGACCGATGAAAACGCAAATTGACACTTCCGCACCATGGTATCCGGCGCGCCTCTGGCCGTACACGTACACGCACGGCGATATCGAGCTGCTCTGCTTTGTGGATTTCGAGCCGGGTGACCG